TATCAAAGCATACATATGACCACAAACCTATCCCCTGGACCTATTTGGTGGGATAAGTACATACGTAGTACAAAAAGTTTACAACGTCGAAGTGTTACAGCAAGTTTTCATGCAGAGTTTGCAGATGAACAAAAATTCGGCGATACATGTTTACAACTTATGGAAGGAGGAGTTTTTGTTACAATCAATCAAGTTATGGTTCCGCAAATGTTTGAAGATCTTTACGAAAGGCTTGAGCGATTTGCCGCCAGAGGTATTAACGTCACTCTCAAGCCCCAGTCCGATCCAACCGCCTCCCACGTGGTACATGGATACACTGAAGATCAAATCACAACAATGCGACAAGGTTTCCCACAACACTGGGAAGGGGAAACAGTCGCACAGGTCTTACTTAAAACAGATCAAGGAGTAGAGTACGAAATAGATCAAGCAGAACGTTTTAATGCATTTGGATTTAATAAGTTTCAAGGATGGGAATGTAATGCAGGTTATCAAGGTATTATAATACGAGATACTGAGGTAAGGCGTAGTCATAGTTGTCATGACGATTTGTTAGGTACTACAACCGGCGGCTTTGAAATATTTAAACAACCAAAGCCGTGTATAACTCCTAGTTGTATGAGTAGTGCAGATAGTAAACTACCAAAGAGAAAAATATGAAGTTTGGAATATTAGGTCATGGCTTTGTTGGCAAAGCTACAATGTTAGGATTAAGATTGCCTGACGACACAATTATACATGACCTTAATTTGAATACAAATAGAAGTATATTAGACGATGCTGATGTAGTATTTGTATGTATTCCTACTAATACACAAACTGACGTTAACATATTAATTAGCGAGATAGAACAACTAAAAGCAGATACAGTTATAATCCGTAGTACATTGCCAATTGGTGCATGTGAAAGAATAAACAAACCTTGTGTAATATATATGCCAGAATTTTTACGAGAAAGACATTGGGAAACTGATTGTCTTAATCGTCCTTTAATTGTAGGGTGCAACAGTGAAGTTCCGACATGGCTTAATGACATTTATGATATAGTAACATGCTCTACAAAAGAAGCAGAGCTTGTAAAAATGTTTTCAAATAATCTTGCTGTAATGCGTATTGCTTTTGCCAATACATTTTATGACCTAGCAAATAGTGTTGATGCAAACTATGATGCTGTTAAAGATATGTTTCTTGCTGTACAGCCAAAACAATCATATTTAGATGTACCAGGGTTTGATAATAAACAAGGATTCGGTGGAAAGTGTTTACCAAAAGATTTAGATTTCTTAATTTCTACATTAGATGTACAAGGTATAAATTCAACAGTCTTTAAAGAAATAAAAAAGTTAAACAAAGAGTGGACTGATGTATAATTTAGAGCAAATAAGAGACATACATTTAGAAGTTACCTCACGTTGTCAAGCACGTTGTCCAATGTGTCCAAGACGTATGCAAGGCGGTCCTATGATGCCGTTTGTAACACTAGACGATATAAACTTAGAAACATTTAAAGAATGGTTTCCGGTTAGTTTTATACAACAACTTGACAAAGTTAATATGTGTGGCAACTTAGGTGATCCTATTATTAACACTGAGACACTTGACATATACAAATACTTACGTGAAGTAAACCCTAACATCATTTTACAAATGCACACAAACGGTAGTGCAAGGAATAGTGCATGGTGGCAAGAACTTGCTAGTGTTGGTGTAACTGTAGTATTTGGAATAGACGGTTTAGCAGATACACACTCTCGTTATAGAATAAACACAGACTTTCACACTATACTAGTAAATGCAAGAACATTTATAAAGGCAGGCGGCAATGCTAGATGGGATATGTTGGTGTTTCGTCATAATAAGCATCAAGTAGAAGAATGTAGACAACTTGCAAGTGAACTAGGTTTTAGTGATTTTAAATATAAGAATTCTAGTAGATTTAAAAATGGTCAATTTAATGTTTTAGATGATAATGGAAAAACAATTGATATTTTGTATCCAACAGAAACAAGTGAAAGTTTTATAAAAATAGTAGAAGAAGCAAAACAAGAAATAAACCCAACAATAACTTGTAAAGCACAAGAATCTAATTCTATATATGTTGGTGCTAACGGTAACATAGCACCTTGTTGTTGGCTAGACTTAGAATGGCTACCACCAGTTAGCGAAAGTAGAATTGATTACATGGATAAAATAGGAAATTTTCCTAATTTAAATAAACATACATTACAAGAAATATTTGACAGTAACTTTTTTAGTAGTATAGAAAGCACATGGTCAAACGGATGTTTAAAAGAATGCCAAAAACAATGTGGCAAATTTGATAAACTAGGAGCTCAGTTTGAAAGTTGATATTGAAGATGTACTATTCTGGATGGACGCAATTCGTAATAGCGAAAATCGATATCGTACCTTAGAAAGTTTTTGGAAAGGTCAAGTATATAGTAAACTTTGGTTAATAGAACAAATGCAAGAATATAAAGTCCAAGGTAGTATTGCTGTATATGGAGGATGGAATGGAGTACTTGCAAGTTTGTTGTTTAACAGCGACTTGTGCATACCTGATATTGAAAGTATAGATATCGATCCTAGTTGCAAGCCTATTGCAGAAACTATTAACATGCGTTATCATATGGACGGAAGATTTTTTGCTACAACAGCAGATATGTGCGAGTATACTACAGATGCAGATGTTGCTATTAACACTAGTTGCGAGCATTTAACACAAGAGCAATATGACAAATGGTTAAGCAATATTCGACCAGGTACTAAAGTAGTATTACAAAGTAATAACTATGTTGACCTTGACGAACACATAAGATGTGCAAGTAGTATGGAAGATTTTGTAAAGCAATCAAAAGTATATGTTGCATATGTTGGAGAATTTAAAACACCTAAGTATACTAGATACATGATTATAGGACATAAATTCAATGAGTAAAACATTTTGCCCTTTGCCATGGATACATTTGGCAACTAGACCAAATGGTGATGTAAGAGTTTGTTGTACAGCAAACGCTAGTGGCGCAGGCAAAACTGACAACAAAGAAGTAGGACTTGTTAAACAAGATGGTGTTAACATGAATCTACGCGATCATACTATTGAAGAAGTTTGGAATAGTGAGCAAATGCGTAATACTAGATTGCAGATGCTTAATGGTGAAGTTCCTTTAAGTTGTAGAAAATGTTTTGAAGAAGAAGCAAAAGGTATAAAAAGCAAAAGGAATTGGGAAACTGAAGTGTGGAATGAAAGAATTGATGTACAAGAAATTGTTGATCAAACACACGATGACGGCACGTTGCCTGTAAACATACCTTACTTTGATTTAAGATTAGGTAACCTATGTAATTTAAAATGCATTATGTGTAGTCCGCATGATAGTTCAAAGTGGGTTAAAGATTGGAAATTACAATATCCAAAATACGAACTTATAGATTTAAAACAAGATCAAGGCTGGGATCCTAGTTTTGATTATGTATGGTATAAGAAAAGTAGTTTCTTAGACTCTGTAAAAAATCAAGCACATCATATAAAAGAATTATACTTTGCTGGTGGTGAGCCGTTGCTTATACCAGAACATTATGCAATACTACAATTTATGATAGACGAAGGGTATGCAAAAGATTGTATACTTAGATACAATAGTAATGCTACAGACATATCGCAAAGGTTGTTAGATATGTGGGAATACTTCAAAGAAGTAAAATTTAATTTTAGTATTGACAGTGTTGGCGAAAAGAATGATTACATAAGGCATCCTAGTAAGTGGGATAGCATTGTAAGTAATATGCATTTACTTGATAACACATCAGACCATATTACTGTTAATCTTGCCTGTGCTGTACAACTTCTTAATGTACATAGTTTAGCAGAACTTGCACAATGGAAGTTAGATCAAAACTTTAAAAAAATAAACCGTGCGCCCTACGGCGGCGGCATTATAGGGTTGCATTTAGTGTACTTACCGTCATACTTAAATGTGCGAGTACTACCTCAAGACTTAAAAGACCAAGCCGCAGATACGATAAGTAAGTTTGCTAATAGTATTAACACACACGAATTCATAAACAGTGCTTATGGCAAAATGCGTTGGCTAGGATTAGTTGATTATATGAATTCAGAAGATTGGTCACATAAACTTCCAGCGGCTGTACAATACTTAGAAATATGCGACAAAACAAGAGAATTAAACTTTAGAAATACGTTTAAAGAATTGAGAAATATATGACACCTGAAGAAATTGAAAGAGGACTACGTTGGCAAAGTTTAGTCAATTTAGGTAACCAAGTAAAACTAAAATGGCATATCGACCATCACCAAGTTGAGCAACAACTAGAACAGTTTAAAGACAACTGGTGTCCTTATAATGCTAAAAAAGATACCCACAATAATCGTTGGGGGCTACCAGTAACAAGTCATACTGGCGATGTTATGGACAATTACCATTTGAATAGTTTTGGTCATATGCAGAAATATCATGATGTAGAAATGAAGGAAGAAAATTTTAACACACCAACAGACGTGTACAATAATATTCCAGAAATTAAAAGATTAGTAGATGTGTTTGCACCCGATATTGGCCGTGTACATATTGTAAAAGTAGATCAAGGAGGCTTCTTTCCTCCACATAGAGATTTTCACGGTGTAAGTCCAGAATACTTTAGATTGCTAGTAGTGTTTGGTCGTTGTAGTCCTGAAAATTATGTACAAATGATTGACGGTAGACCATTATATCCAGAACCTGGGTTTGTTTATTTTACAAACTTCCAACTAGATCACAGTGTGTTTAGTTTTAGTGATAACTTGTATTCGTTAATTTTAACAGTAAAATTAAATGAACGTACACAACAACTAGTTCTAGATAACACAATGGCAGAATGAAACTCTCTTACAAAGATCCTGCAAAGGAAGATTGGTTTTTAGTTAGTTGGACGCTATCTAATAAATGCAATTACCGTTGTTCTTATTGTCCAAGCAGACTTCATGACGGAAGCACAGGGCATAAAAAGTGGGACACTGTTAAAAACTTTGTAGAAAACTTTGATGCTAATGGAAAACAGATTTGCTATAGGATCTCCGGCGGCGAACCTACTTATTGGAAACATTTTATTGACATGGCTAAACTTGTAAAACAGCAAGGTCAGTACTTTAGTTTTTTAACCAACGCAAGTCAAAAAGTAGAATACTTTGCTGAAATAACAGAACATACTGACGGAATGATTATAAGTTATCATCCTGAATTTGCTGACATTGATCATATAATAGAAGTTATAAAAGTAATGACTTGTCCTGTTGCTGTTAATCTTATGATGTTACCTGACAATTTTGATGAACTATTAGATATTGCAGAACGCTTGTTTAATTGTAGTGACAATGTAATGATATGGCCAAAAGTAATTTTAGACAAACAAGAAATTGATGGCTACCCAACTAATGAAGTAAGTGCATATTCAATGTCGCAACAAAACATTATAACTAATTGGCCTTATACACGTAAACTAGACGACACAAAATTACACAGAGGCGGCCTATTATTAGATGGCAAAGACATTAATGCAAACGATTTAATAGTTAATGAGCTCAATGCACACAAAGGTTGGAACTGTTGGGCAGGGTTAGATATGATTAGCATTGATATGTGGGGAGACATATATCGTGCTGAATGCCAGCAAGGTGGCAAAATAGGTAATTTAGAAAAATATACTTTGCCTAATAAAACAATTACATGCGGTAAAGAAAACTGTTATTGTTTAAGTGATATCTATCTACGTAAAGAGTTGATTGCTGTTCAGCAAATTTAATTCGCTATCAAATATTAACATAAAGTGTTGACCATCGGCTTTTCTATATGCCATACAACATACTAAGTCATCCTTTACACACGGTCTGCCTAACATATAATCAATAAGATATAATGTTTTAATATTTGCATTTTCATCTACACTCATTATAGGACAGCTAGGTGTACCTGACGGAAAAAATATTGCTTTGTTGTTTAGTTCTATGCCGCAACGATATCTAAATTTGCCACCAAAGTTAAGACCAATATCAAATACTTTGCTTTCTTTTGTATTAGTATCAAATATAATTCCCCAGTTACTATCTTCAGTATATTCGTCACCGTACGGTAGTGCAATTATTTTATCATTTACTAGTACGCCGCCGTTGTACTTTTTAGCAAAGTCATAGGGTAATTTTAAATTATGATATGTTGCTAGATTAGTAGTTGTGTCAAATTCTACTAGTTCTGTAATACCAGATGTTTCGCCAAAAGGCAAACTGTAAAGTATGTTATCTTTTACTATTATATCACTAAACTTTCTAGTAATATTATTGTTTACATCTAAGTCAAAACTTTCAAAGTTATTGCCGTCAAAACTTAGTAGTTTGTTGTAGCCAGGTTCGTCACCTCTAGGCATACTCCAATACTTTCCATTACAGTACACAGTACCCATATGTAGTTTTTTGCCTTCGTAGGGAAGTTTATGTTCTGTAACCTTGCCGTTGTTAATATACAATCCGTAGTTAGTACCTTCGTAACCTAAAGGAAAACTAAAAGCAGACGTACCGTTTGATGCAATACTGTAAAATTGTCCTTTGCCTGCAAACGGTAATTTGTGATATACTACATCATTATCTTTAATTTGCACTACAACATTAAGTTCATCGTATATGCCATATGGTATAAGCCATAAATCATTATCTAAAACAATAGGAGCATTAGTTTTGCTAGTAGCAGGAGGTAGATCTAATGTAATAGTGTTTTTATTAAAACGCCAAACATCTGCATACTCCTTACATTGTTCTGTAGCAAAAGGCGGACTTGTTAAAGTATTATTCCAGTCAAGGAGTAATAGGTGTTTTATATTTTCCTCTTTATAGAAATCTTCAAATGCTTTATACATCATTTAAATCAAAAGTCTTTATAACTTGTTCCTTTATTGTGTCAAACACTAGTACAGTTTGAAACGAATCACTTTCTCCGTATGGAAATGCATATATTATATCGTTTATAATTACACATTGGTTATACTTTTCAATAGTAGTGTTGTCTGTAAAATGTTCACTTACATCAATAGTATATGTTTCATTTGTTTCTGTATCTATAACTAATACTTCTGCTAAGTCCCCTTGACTTTTCCAAGTGTCAACAGGTTCACAAACACAGCCGCCTCTAGGTATATAATATATTTTGCGTTGGCTGTTTTCTAATCCAGCAAAATATTTTTTACTTTCTTTACCAATGCCAAGGTCTTTTGTATAGTGTTCTCCGTTAGCAAGTATAACTAACATTTCACTCCAGTCTTCGTCATGCCCTGCAGGCGGAAAATAAATGTTACCGTTGGTTGCTACAGTGTGTGAATAATATTTTCTACTAGTGCCTTTTATTCCTGTTCGTATACTTTCCCAATCACCGTTGTATTTTAACATAATATCAAAGTTTGGATTTTCACTGTATGGCGGAGCATACAATGTTCCATTACTATTAGCAAGGGTAGTAAATTTTTTATTTGTCATTGGCTCACTATCATAATCTTGCCAATGGTCGCTTAGGTCAGTAAGTTTATATGTTAATGAATCACAGTCAAACTCAATACATTCTGAAAAATAATTATCTAAGTTTTCGCCACGTGGCACGCCTATAATTTTATTACCTAATAATTGTGTAGTATGCCATTTCTTTGCATCACTTGCTGATTTAATATTTACATATGATCTAGTATATGTTTCTGTGTCAATAGATATTGCCCAACTAAAATCATTATGTTCACCATAGGGCAACGCAAATATACTGTTACCGTATACATGTGGACATAACCATTTGCCTTTGTCGTTAAATGTATCAAGGTACTTAATGTCATTTGTCTTTGTATCTACAACTAGTATGTTTCTTTCGTTATATGGTAAAAAGAATATTTTATCTCCAACAACTACACCACGTTGCCATTTTTCAAAACTATCGTCTACTTGTAATTGTATTTTTTCAAATGAATCTGTGTCAGTGTCAAACACTAGCATGTAGTCTACAACACTGTCTAATCCGTAAGGGGGAATGTATATTTTATTTTTATATACTGTAGGATAACTAAAACTTTGAGGGGTCAAATTTATCTCCAAATGCACTACGTAGGTCTTTCTGCATTTTCTCTATAACCATATGTTTAGGATATACATTACAATTATCCCAATCAATCATGTACATGTCATCACCGTTAACAATTATATTACTTAACACCCAATCGCCATGCACATATGGTAAAGTTTGCTCAATATTGTCTAAACAAAATTTATATATCTTTTCTATAAATTCTGGTGTGTGTTCTAGTGTACTTGCAGGAACACCTTCTATTTCTTTTGTATCTAACCACATGCTCTCGTCGTTGTGTCCGTGGTATACAACATAGTCGGGAACAATACTTTTAAGCATTTTTACATGTTCGTCTAGCCATATTGTATCTACAAAGTGCCATAGTTTTCTATAGTAACCATCGCCTTTATAAACACTTCTCTTTTTTTGTTTATTTGTTTTAATTAAGTCCATATGCTTTTGCTACCGGAGGTAGGTAATCCTTTATATACATTTTACGCCAACTGTCTAACTTAGTAATATTGTATTTAAATTCTTCTTGCTTTAGTAGGTTAGCAGGCTCATTCATCCATTTATCTACACCTTGAAATTGTGCTTTTAATTCGTCGGGTGCATTTTTAACATGTAACCAATCAGGAGTCATAAGTAAATTTTCAAAGATACTCCAGTTACGCTTGTCTGCATATTCTTTTATGTCGTCATAGAACCATGCGTTCAAAGTACTAATAGTAGGACTTATATCAACTTTACAAAAGTCAGCCCAACGTTTTGCATTTTCTTCTGCTTCTTTCCATTTAGTGCCGTGCCTAATATAGTTTATACGATCGTCGGTAGCATCTAAACTAAAACTCATAATAACCATATTAAATTTTCTAAGTAACTTTTCTAATTTAGGATTCCAAATTGTACAGTTGGTATTAAAACGTATTATTGTTTCTGGACTTAATCTTTCTAAAAATCTAGGTAAATGTTTTACCATCATAGGTTCGCCGCCGGTCATGTATACTTCGTGTATTGGTAAGTCAAGTAATTTATCAAATGTTTTGTCGTCTGCCCAATTAAAATGCGGAACATCTAATACTCCGTGTAACGGTGTAACACCTGCTTTCTGCATAGCAACAGCTTCTTCTGCTATTGAACTAGAACTCATGTGCCAACAACTAATACATTTTAAATTACAACTATTGCCTAAACGTAAATCTAAATGACTGAGTCCTGGACCGTATCTTCTTTCTTTTTGACGTTGACTTTGTAGACCGTGTTCTTCCATTTCTTTGCAACGCCTGCAAGCATCAGGCCATTCACCGCTCGCCATCTGCTCTCTGATACCTCTATGGAAATCACTGTCGTGCCATTCTTGCGGTGTGTGTGTTTTGATATTGTATTCGCCCTCAGGCTCTAAGCTCATACAGCATAATCTATATGATCCATTAGTACCTACATTGATTTGATTATCAAGATATTTACATCTCACGACTAAACCCACTCCTTAAAAACTAGCATAAGTATATTTAACACTACAGGGTAAAGAAAAAAGTAAACATGAACGCTGAATTAGAGAAATACTTGTTAGAAAATGACAAGCAAATAGATATAACATATCCAGAACAATTCGATCCTAAATGGGTTGTAATGGAAAGCGGTTGGCCGTGTTTTAAATTAAGTGCATTAGACAATCAACCGTGGAAAGAAATGCACAAAGAAGCCGAAGCACTTGCAGACAAGTTTCATTTACATAGAGAAACTACATATGGAAAAGGCTGGAAAAGCCTAACACTACATGGATTGAATGAAGATACCCAAACATTGAATAGTTATGGCGATAGACAAGAATCAATTAAACAACTAGACTGGACTTGGGTAGCAGATGAATGTCCTGTTACTAAAAAGTTTTTAACAGATGTATGGCCAGCGGAGTTTTTAAATCGTGTAAGGTTTATGTTACTTGAACCAGGTGGATATATTCTTCCACATCAAGATAGATCAGATGAAGAAAAACGTTTGAGTGTTTGTAATATAAGTTTAAACAATCCTGAAGGTTGTAGATTTGTTTTTAAAGACCACGGTAGAGTTCCGTTTGATGATAATGGTAGTGCATACTTAATGGATATATCTAATGTTCATGCTGTATATAATAACAGTGATAAGCCAAGAATACATATGATTATACATTACGAACTTGGTAGACGTATTAGAGATTTTTTCTATGTCTTAAGAGCAAGTTACTATACTAACAGAGGGTAAAATGAAAGACTGGAATAGTATTACTATTGATCGTTATTACGAAGATCTAAAAATTGATAACAGAGTAGGCATTGGCATACTTAATATTAATCGTGATATAGATAATACATGGCTACAAAAACGATGTTTTGATATGACCTATTTTTATATTAATCGTATGATTAAAATGGGCATGTGTAGTTATGTAGGATTTCATAAAACTGTTGAAGAAATATTAGAACAAAGTCTCCAAAAGAATAAAGAGTTTGCAATGATTGCATGTCAAGGATTGTTTTTATTTAGAGGACCTAGTTTAATAACTCAAAGTTTAAATTACTATGATAACAATAAAGACTTCTTTGCAATAGGTCATATAATGGACAAAGAAGCACAAACAGGAATGCAAGGTTCATATCCTGGATTGCATAGACAATACCTATTTGTTAATTTACAAAAATGGGTAGAACTTGGCAAACCTAAGTTTGACGAAATGGGTGTATTTAGGGATAGAAAGCCTTTACTACAAAATTACAAACTTAGTGAAGATACAGTACATAGCCATTATACTCCTAAGTGGATAGGTCCTGCAGACAATGCACAAGAAAAACATGTTGAGATCACAGCAGACGGAAGTAACTGGATAGACATTGCTATACGTGCAGGCATAACTATAGATAATTTAACAAATGATATGCGTGATTGTAAAGTATTTTTATATCCATATGAGAATACACAGCAACTTGCAAATGCATGGCTTAACAAAGATCAAGACGAAGGCTTAAATCAAAGTCAAGCGGCTTGGATACGCAAACTTGGGTATCAAGAATTTATAGAAAAAGATAGAGTATACGCATTTAACACAGAAACACTTTCGGGTGAAGGAGTACGAACAGATGGTAAATTGATTGATCATTTGTTTAGTGCCGCCGCCGGCTTTAAGCCACTTGCCATACTAAACACAAACGGCTTTCATAAAGATACTACAGTAAATTATTTTGATTGGTGCGAAGCAAGTTTAAATTATAAAAAACACTTGTTAGAAACTTGGGATGGATATGATTTAGACAAATGGTTATTAGAACACGATCTTAAATATAACTTTAGTAGTACCTATAGAGGAAACTACAAAAAGTTTTGGGAACAAGAAGTTAAGGAACATGGGGGCAAAGAAGCGTTCAAAGAATTATGGGATAGGTATAGACAACTTAAACATACTTTCAATGTTGTAGATTTAGTAACACAACCTCACCAGTTATTTGAACTAATAAATACTGTACAAGGAACAAAAGTACTGTGGACTACAAACATTTGGTCAAGCGAAATGCTACAATGGAATGTAGAACCGGAACAACTTGAACAGCATTGGTTTAAATTTGAAGAAATGATTCCAGAAGACTTAGTGCTATATGGGCACGACTATGTCGCAATGGATATGAGAGAAAGGTTAAGAAATGGAAAACGCACAACACATCCAAGATTTGAGAATAATTAAAAACTACGATATTTGTAATCATGGCTTAACTCACGATTTCTTATATAACAACAACAATTGGGATATAATTGAACTTAACTATAACGTAGATGCTGAAAAACTAAAACTATGGTGGGCCGACGTTAAAGAAAACTTTGATCACATGTTGTTTAACTTTAATAAGATGGCTGAAAAACTTAACTTAGAAAAAAGTAAGGAAATGGTAGAGCAAGGGTTTTGCGGTTACTATTGCGGACCAATTGATGGTGTAACCCTAGCATGGCCTATAGAACGTTATGAAGCACTACCGCCGCCAGCACAATGTAATTCTGAAATGTATCCTGAAGTAGATTACGATAACTTCATTAACGATGCAAAAATTATGCCTAAGTTATACTTTGGATATTTTAAACACTTAGTAGAAGAATTAGGAACAGATGCTTTTAGACAAGCGATTGTTACTAGGCATCATCCGGGTATGTATATACGTCAGCATATAGATAGTAAAGTACTTAAATTACACATTCCTATAGAAAGTAATAAAAACAGTTATTTCCATTTTGGTGAAAACAAAGAACGCTCATATCATATGAAAGAAGGTAAAGCATATATTCTTAATACTGGAGATTGGCATGGAACTACTAACGATAGTGAAGACTATAGATCTCATATTATTACAAGAGTGACGGAAGACCATATCTTAAATGTAATAGGTATGACAAATGGATAAAGTTCTGCAACCTTCTCAAGTTGACTTGTCAGTTTTAGAAAGTTTAGAATGGGACATTATAATATTAGATAAAAAAATAGATGTTGAAAATTTACAACACTGGTATAATATTGTTACATCTAACTTAGACTACTTAAAATTTAATTTTCAAACATGTTCTGAGTACATAAAAGAGTCTGTTAATAATAAATTTACTACTGATACAAATGATTACGAATGGGAACGTAACAAAACCTATGAAGCATTAATTAACTCGTGGACATTAACATGGCCAACTCACAGAGATGTACCGCTTCCACCTCCATGGGCTGCTGATATAGACTCTTTTACAGAATTAAAAAGTTACTTTGACAATAACGGTAATGTTATAAAAGATTTTGATTATAAAGATAATACATATCTTAGTCAATATAATTTTGGAGAGTGGAAAAATATAGTAGAACAAATAGGCAACTATATTTACAATCCACGTATTACACAACATATGCCTGAACACATACTTTATCCGCATACAGATGGATACTGTGCTAGACTACACATTCCTATGACATATGACAACAGCAAATTTTACTGGGGAGAAAAATGGAACAGAGAATATAATTTTGAACCAGGAAATGTTTACATTATAAATTCTAGAGTTACGCACTCTACTACAAACTTTAGTCCTACATCGAGGGCAAATGTTATTGCAGATATACATAATGATAAATTTATGGATTTAGTAAATTGGAAATGAAACGGTATATAGAAGAATATCAAACAGTTGATCTAGGCTTTGACGTTAAACGTATATTTTGTGTTGATGTAAAAAAGTTACAGGACTGGTATAATGATCTACAAGAAAATTACAAAAATTGGAAATTTGTTGTAGGAGAAAATCATCATGTGTGGCAGTTTCCAATTAGTGACCCTACTGGCGAAACTGGACATATTATACCTGACGAAACTGGCTACTATACGTTATGCTGGAATAGTGACGAAGAAGGTCCTAAACCTTTTGAACAAGGATGTGCAAAGCCAGAGTATAGAGATAATGATAACGATGAACTAAATCCTAGAAAATGTTTTACAGGATACGGATTAGAAGTTGTTAAAAGCCTACCTTTTCGTAGCAAAAAATGGTTAGTAACTGAGCATGTAACTGGAACTAAATTAATTACGCATCAAGATAGTCCTGATAAAATTAGGGTACATATTCCGATACACACTAACAAAGATAGTAATTGGGTTATAAACGGTAAAGAATATCATATGGAACCAGGTTGGGCATATCTTGTAAACACAACACTTCCTCACAGTGTTGAAAACAAAGGCACAACAGACAGAGTACACCTTTATGGTAAAGTGTGGACTGAGGACGTAAAAGCATGGTTAATGTAAAAACATATGCAATGAAAGATGTGCAACCTATACCAAACAATGAATATCTTATTGGCATACACAGTAACGGTAATTGGATACATTCTGAGCCTGTTATGGCAGATGCAGATAATGTTTTAAATTTAAAATTTGAGGATGTTGAAAAAACAGGATTAAAATCAATCAAGTGGTACAACAACACACAAAGAATAATACATGCTACAGCATGTAGCGATAGACAAGCAAAACAAATTATATATTTTGTACGCAAGATTCCAGAAAATGCAACACTACATATATATTGTGCAAAAGGACAATCAAGAAGTGTTGCTGTTGCTAACTACGTTAAGAAATATTATAATAATGAAACAATAGATGACAGTGGTCATAACAAACATGTTTATAGTTTATTAGAAAGGTACCATGATGTTTGATTTTGATATTAAAGAGTTACCTAACTTTAAATTCTCATTGCAAGAACTAAAAGACTATTATGTTAAAGTATCTCAGTATAACAACTTAAAGTGGCAACCAGATAGTACAAATACATTAGACCACAAAGTAAATGATGTATACAGTTGGGCTATACAAAGTAATTTAAAAGATACTACAAAGCCTTGCCCACCGTATGACATTAAACATGATAGTGAAGTATTAGGTACTTTTGATAATCCTACCGAGCTTGTATTTGGGTTTGGCAAGTATATTATAGATGCAATACCTAATGTTAGACAAACAGTTATAAGTGCTCACCCGCCTAATACAGTTATACAACAACATGTAGATAATACTGAGTTTGTTAAAGTACATATACCTATACAAACAAATGATCAAAGTTATTTTGTATTTGGTGATTCAAAGTATAATTTACAAGAAGGTAAAGCATATCTTATTAACACCACTAATCAACATGGAACAATTAATCAAGGCGATACAGACAGAATACATTTAATATTTAAAATACCTATAGACAATGTAGATGAACTACTAAACACAGATTGGATATTAGATCCAGCCCAAGTAAACTTTGATTGTAAAAAAATAGAAAATGTAAAATTTAATTTTGATGAACTTAAAGAATACTATAATGACCTTGTTGATAATTTTGACTACTTAAAATGGACAATGCCTGAAGTTCCAGAAACTAATCTTAAAGGATTATATGGTTACGCAATATTAACTAATTGTGAAAATACAGACGAGCGTCCTTTACCTCCGGGTATGCGTAAAGATAAAAAAGAATTTGATCCTATTATAAAACCTACTAAGATGCTCAAAGGGTTTGCTAAAAAGCTATACGATCAAATTCCTTATATAGAAGAATTAGTAATTACTGGACATCCTGAAAATTCTGGAATACCTCCGCATGCAGATAAAGATGAACATGTAAGAGTACATATTCCGTTGTATGCTAATAACGATTCGCATTTTATTATTAACGAACACCCGTATGTATTAGAATCTAATAATGTTTACATTGTAAATACAAAACGTATACACACTACGATTAACAAAGGTTCTACAGATAGAATCCATTTACATTTTAAAATTCCTATAGGAAAAATAAATATTTTTTTAAGGACACAAATAAACGTATGAATATAATTATTGTAGGCGGCGGAACAGCAGGTTGGATGACAGCCTCATATCTTTCTAAAAAGACTGACTGGGATATTACAGTTATCCAAAGTCAAGATATACCTATAATAGGTGTAGGTGAAAGTACACTGCCTAGCATGTATGACTTTATACATGATTGCGGATTGACTGAGCAAGACTTATTTGATAATTGTGATGCGGTTCGTAAGTATACAATTAAACATAAAAACTGGCACGGCGAAAGTTGGTTCCATCACTTTTGCTTTGACGAAGCAGAGCATGATGAACAAATGCGTTGGATGGAAAACTACGAGTTGCCAGATAAAAAATGGCGTCACGCTTATCACATAGATGCAAATAAATTTGGTATTATGTTGCGTGATAAAGTAGCATTGCCAAATGGTGTTAAATTAGAAACACGTACATTAGATACTATTGATGATTTACAAGCTGACTTAATTATTAATTGTACAGGATTTAATAAATTATTTCCTAAAAGAGAAATGGTTAGTACACGCCTTAAAAATAATTGTGCTGTAGTAGCACCTAGTTATGATAAAGAGCTAAAGTACTATACAGAAACAACTGCCATGAGTAATGGTTGGATGTGGAACATTTATTTACAAAACCGCATTGGTAATGGTTACGTGTTTAGCACTGAACATCAAACAGTTGAAGATGCTAAACGCGAGTTTATCGAAAAGTGTCCGTATACTCTTGAATTAGACAAAATGCGAGTATTACATTGGGAAAGTAAATATTGTCCAACACCATATCAAGATAATATACTAAACATAGGGTTAAGTGCTGGATTTATTGAGCCTTTAGAAGCACAAGCAATTTGGTTAATACAGTATCAAATTGAAATGCTAGTTAAATTATATGGTAAACAAAAAGTTTACAATAGACAATATGTTAAGGTTGTAAAACATATTGAAGATTTTCTCGCACTACATTATGAAGCAACAAGTAAGAATACACCCTATTGGCAAAATCAAGTAAAAGAAATTGAGATTAAAAAGAAACCTTTTACTATCTTTGATGAATATAGTTTTAGGTGTTTAGCGAACGGCTACGCTCTTCCATATACTTTGAAACATTAATACGCCACAAGTTCTGCGGAACATTGTACAACTCCATTGTACGATCTAAAGTCCAAATTCCTGTTTTAGCAAGCATTGGCATAATAGTATTATTCATACGTTGGCTTTTGCCGCCGTCGTTGTTGATGTTAGTACTAATATAAAGTTCTGCGTTAGGATTTTTAGTTGCCCAATCAATCTGTATAGGCAATAGATAACTTAAATGTATTCCAGTTTTAAATATATTTCTACCAGTGCCTAACGTATAGCCTGGTAATTGTGCGCCTCTAAATAATAGTCTATAGGCATTAGGTGATACTTCAGGAAGTTCGTGTGCGCCAGCAATACTTACAATACGTTCTTCGTCAAATGCCGCACACCAAAACGGGCACCAGTTCCATTTCATTTTTTCTAAAGAAGTGTTGTTACTATAAGACTGAGAATTACAAAATATCTCAACAGCATCTCTGTCATTTTCAGATAATGTTCTAAACGTCAGTTTTCCAAGTTTTTCCATTTGCTTCTTTTCTTCTATGTGAGAATGTCATTGTGCTTGTATCAAAAATATCACCTGTAGCTCTGCCATTTATTATTGCTTCACCTAAAGAAGATGTTGCTGTTACAGGGTGAAACATTATATGATCGTCTGTTGGACGGTTATGCAAATCAAAACTAGGGCTGTCATATCCTATAAGAATAGGGGGAGGAAACTCTGTCATACCGTACCAGTTTGCTACACATTGTACACCTCTATTTTTAAATGCATCTATGAAGTCTTGATCTATTGTATTACTGCCTGTTACCATGTAACGTACACAACTCATATCTAAGTCTTTAAAGCCTTTTGTACTTTGTAAAAGCTCTAAATGACGCGGTATAAGCGCAATATAAGACGGTTGTAAGCGTTTAAATGCTTGTATGTACGTATATGGTGTAAAGTTGCTACAAACGTACTGTGCGCCGCTTAAAACGCTAGGATACGCTGTTATAGTCCAATGTGCAATAGTATTAGCAGGAAACACATCTAGTACAACATCCTTGCTGGTTAGTTGTATTTCTTTAGCACTACGTCTAGCACATTCATTAATGTATTCCCAAGAGTGTGTAATTTGTTTAGGTTCGTCTGTACTACCTGATGTATAAAGTGTTATGCTCATAGTAGTCTATCCTTTAATACATCTGCTGTATGTTTATGTACACCTATACCTGGATGGCCTGATATAGTACCGTTTTGTTTACAAATGTCTCTAGCAAATTTTTCATTATTATCTTCGATACCTAGTAGATCAATATTAATACGTATAATAGGCAAAGTAGTAGGAAAGTAACTAAACATAGTTAATGGTATGTTGTTAGTCTTACAAAATACTTCTAACATGTTTACATATATTTCTGCTTCGTTTTGTAAGAAGTCAGTACGTTCTAGTAATTCATAAGGTTCTACATAATTGCATTTAGGCCTATGACTGCCAGTAAATGTAAGAGCAAAATGATCTGTAAAAAATGTATATCCGTGTGCAGGTGGAAATTCAAAACATGCACTTTTTGGAGCACCGTATAAGTTTACATAATTAAAAAATGATATAACTTGTAGTTTAGTGCTATATGTAGGACCAGCATAACTTAGCATAGGTGTGTCTAGTTCTTTAGACAATATATCAGTGTATCTATCTTTCTCGTCTACACCAATACCTAAAGTATAACTTGTGCCACTAAAATAAATTAAGTCTTTGGTTAAATCTACTTCATTAGACATACGTAATCCTAAACTGTTAAAGTTGTAATTAATCTCTTTGTTATTGTATATCCAATTACTATCTTGATATTTTTTGTTACGCTCGTGTAGTCTTTCGTTATCAGGTCCGTAGTAATTAGAACTTGTATTAGGAATCATGCTGTCGTGTTGATATGGCCAGTCAGTCTTTTTGTAAAGAATAGAAGTATTCAACCTTGTTTTAATATTAGCCATTGTATGTAATATGAGTCTCGCTTTTTAACAATCTATCTACAGCATCATTTGATGGATCAGAGTGTAGCAACACCCATTCATCATTGCCGTGGTTTACAGGAGCATGTACATTGCTCACATTAACTAGGTAAACTTCACCAGGCTTAGGATTATAACTTGCACGTTCGTATTGCCAAGTATCAGCAGGTGTTTCTCCTAACTGTGAAAAGAAATGCCATGATGAATCTTCGTTAGTTTCTAAATTAACATGTAACCTAATCATGTGTTCTGACATATCTTCGCCGTCGTGGTCTCTGTGAGGACCTATACCTGCTTCAGTGCCGCAATTCATAGCTCTACCCCAAGTCCATGCATCTTGTCCTAGGGTTTCAACCATATTTTTATATGCACCAAAATAGTATTGATCTAAATGATTGTTCATTTCATTTTCCCAATTAGGATCTTCTAATTCAGGAAACTTTTTTCTATCACAAAACATTGGCCCTGGTATAGGATCTGTTCTTTGTACTGGCCATTGTAAAGTCCAATAACCAGCATCTCCTACACAGATGCCGTTCATTCTGGGATTTTCTAAGAAATGTGATTGGAATAAATCTTTCATAGAAAACAAAAATAGACTTTCGGGAGAAGTAGTTTTTACAGTTTCAAACCATTCTAGTAAAGGTTTAGGATCTACAGTAACATTTAACTTTACCATATCCCAGTCTAAGTTTCTTAAATCTTCTCTAGTATAGTTTTGTGGATCTGTAATTATTTTGGTCATAAAAAAACTCCTTCTGTAGTATTTAACCTACACTTAGGAGTTTTTAAAGTAATGTGATTAGTTTAAGTCTACCCAAGCAGCGCCTGTATAGCCTTGGAATTTAGTGTTTGTAGTATTAAAAATTATCATACCTGCTGCTGGTGCTGTAACAGCTGCATCACGTGCAGCATCGTCTGCATATACACCTGGTTGTAATACTGGAGATTGGAATACACCAACGTTATCTAATGTTGCTTTTTTAGCATCTGCTACGTTTGGACCATTAAGAACAGCAAATACTAATTTACCAAGTGCTAATGTACTAACACCGTCACTTGCTTGAGCAAGCTCTGCTCTAATGTTACACGGAGCAAGTGCAACTTCATTTCCACCTGGAATTGTTACTAAGCCACCAAAGTCAAGTCTTCCTAAGTTATCACCAGTTTGTAATACTGTTTGACTTTCGTATGTTCCGTTGTGGTTATAAAGTCTTACGTTTGCACCAGATCCTTCAGCTGCACCATTCACAGTAACAATTTCTAAGCCAGGAACGTTTGCATTAGATATTACTGTAATACCTGTTTGTGATGTTGAATCATCATCTCTTGTATCAAACGAAGCATTTTGTGTAGTTTCAATAACACCTTTAAATTTACCATCAGTGCCATCAATAACTAGTGAACTATCATCACCAAATACACTACCTGATACATCACCTGAAATATTAATGTCATAAGTAGCACCTGTAACTAATCCACCTGACTGATCGTTTGCTGGAACAAATGATGCACCGTCCCATTTTAATACTTGTCCTACAACAGGAGAATTAGATACTAAGTCTATATCTTGTAATGAATTAATTGATTTGTTTGATAGTACAGTTGGGTCACCTGGTTGGAATTCACCAGCACTATTGTTCCAAACTAAACTTTGTCCGTCTACTGGAGCAACGTTAGTAATGTCTACATCTGACAAAGCATCTATACTTAAACTAGAATTAGCAACATCAACAGCAATACCGCCTACTGTAGCACCATCTCCTACAAATAATTTTTTAGTATCTGTTGTATATATTAATTCGCCTTCTGCTGGCACCGGAATGCTTACACCGTCAAGTGAAAGTCTTTGTGCATCAGTGCCTCTTCTTAATCGCAATGCCATTTTATCATAACTCCTAAATTTAAGTCTCTACATATATATTTATCACAAAAGACTTATTTCCTTTTCTTCATAAAGATCTTTGTACGCTTAGTAATGTCTTTCTTTACACGTTCGATATCCACTACAAAGTTAACACTTTTAAGGACATCTTCGTATTCTTCCATTAGATCTTCCATGCTTTGTTCAAAGGCTTCGGCGTTATCACTGATTGATTGTGCAGGATCATTTTCAATTACCCACACTTTACCGTCTGTAAATGTGACTTCTACAGCCTTAATGTACTCGGTCGGAACAACTTTGATGTCAATATTACCAAGTACTTCAGGCCATTTGTCAATTATTTGCTTACTTAACTTATTTTTCTTAGGCACTGTGAGCGGACTTCTTACTAGTCTTCTTCGTAGGTACTAGTTCTTCCGCCTGGCGTCTTAGTTGAGCTGCTTCTTTGCTTAGTCTATCTGCTTGTGAGCGGTAAGACTTAGCTAAATCGTCATCACTTAATACGCCGTCTGTTGATGCAGGTGCTACTGGTGCAGCTTCAACAGTTTCAGCTGGTGCTGATGTTGTTTCTGCAGGAGCATCTTTTGGCTGTAATGCCAATGCTTCAACGGTTACACCTTTTTGTTGTGCAATTGCACTGTTTAGTTCTGAAAGAATTACAGTATTTTGCATATCTGGTGTCATTTCAATCTTGTCAGTTGGCATCTTAGCAAACTTACCTGTAGCCGCAAATGCTCTTAGCATGTTTCTACCATCTGGTAAAACAGCTCTGTCCATTGCTTCTGCTAGTTCGTATGCTGTTTGACCTGCATTACTTTCAACTAAGTTCATTAATGCATCATGTGCATCTGACTCTAAGCTATCAGTAAATACTACCAAACACTGATCTGCTTCTTTTGGTACTACACGGTACGCTACTACGGCCCGTCTTTTCGGATTAATTTGTCTTCCAATATGTTTCATATTATTCTCCTGTTGGAGCCTTTTCAGCTTCTGCTTGGGCATCTTGTTGTGCTTGTACAGCGTTTAAAAATGCTTCTAATTTACTATATACTGTGCCAACAGTAGTCATTTCGTTGGGCTTAAATGCGCCACGAGTTGATGCAACATCAATAATTGACTTCATTGCTGTAAGATCTTGTACTGTAAGATCTGGCGCAGGTGCTTGTTCAGTAGCAGGTTGTTGTGCTTCTGTTTTGTTTTCGTCGCTCATAATTCATAATCTCCTATATTAATATATATGCGTACTTTATTTATTTGTACTTCAAATGTGGACAAGCCAACATGAAATAACTTGCTTCTTTTGGATCCTCAAAACCTACTTTGAGTCTATCCTGATCACGCGAAAGATAATATCGATTCTTTAGATTTTCGCAAATCCATTTATCGACAGCACTCTGCATGTTGTATCTTTGCTGTAATGATAAAACTTCAAAATGACTAGGGCAATATTGAGTTTGTCTTACACCAAAAAAGTTTAGTGGGTTAGGCTTCTTGAGCTTCATAATGTGCTGTTACTCCAAATGGTGCTTGTAGGTTCTTATCATGATTACTGTGTATTACAAATACTGTATCACAGTAGTCAGGATCACCCCAGCTGTCCCATGCATAACCATCTGTGAACATTAAGAACTTTTTAGGTGTAATACCTTCGTGTTCCATATATGTCCAGTTACACATAAAGTCAGTGCCACCGCCACCCATAATTTCATAGTCAAGCAAGTCATCTACACCGTCGGCTGTATAATCTTGCTCGTTGTATACTTTAGTATCAAAGCACCATAACTTAATGTTGTAGTCTTTGTATTCGTCCATAATACCTTGTACTTCACTTAAGAAGTCTCTGCCTTGTATGTCGCCAATTGAACCACTCATGTCAATTGCAATACAAAGATCGATAGTTTCTGCAAAGTTCATGCCGGGCAATATAGCACCGCTCATTTGTCCTTTACGTGAAGGACGACTAAATGTATAATCGCTTTTAATAGTTGATTGTATTTGTTGACGTAATAGCTCACGCCAGTTCATTTTAGGTTCAGTTAGCTCTTTAATCATACGCTCGACGCCTTTAGGAACATTACCAGCACCTGCACTCTGTGCGGCTGTTACCATGTTCTCTTTTATTTCGTCACGTATTTTTTTAAGTTCTTCTTTAGAATATGTAGGCTTTTCACCATCTTTACCAGAATTACCAGGTGCACCAGTTTTGCTATCGTTGTCACCATCAGTCCAGTCAATGTGTTCGTCTAACAATTCGCCAAGTTGTTTTAGTTCTTCTTCATCATATTTTTCAAACAAGTCATCGTATACTTCTTCTGAAGTCCAATCTTCGTATTTAAAGTCTTGATAGCAATCAATAAATGTAGGCTTGCGACCAATACTGTCACGTACAAGTATATTGTTTACAATGTAATCTTGTGCAATGTTAGATAGTTGTGCATCTAAGTTACGATCCTGCCATGTTCTACGTTCTAAGTGATCAAATACACAATGTAAAATTTCGTGTGCAATAACAAACTCAATTTCTTTATTGTCCATTGCATTAAAGAATTGCGTGTTAAAGTATAAGTTACGGCCATCTACGGCTGCTGTAGGACACCAGTCATCTGCCGCTTGTATCTTAAGACGTGTTGCCATATTACCAAAGAAAGGATGCTTTAGTAGTAAGCCTACTCGTGCAACAATAATACGGTCAAGTACTTCAACTCGCATATCTTCTAATTGCTTAGGAGTAATGTCTGGATCTGGTGACCAGTTTTTCTTACCTTCTACGCTCATGTGCTATGTCCTTTCTAATTTATGTTACTATTATACTAGGTATTTAAGTATTTGTCAACCACAAAAGTGATAGAGCGGGTATGAACCCGCCCTATCGTTTTGCTTAAGAACCCTGTGCAGCCTTAATATACTTTCCATAACGTTCATGGAATTCATCAAAACATTCTACAGCGTCCGGATCAATGGGCAATGAATACTGTGTAAGTGCGAGCTTAATGCCCATAACAACTAATTCAGTATCAAAGTTATCCATCGAAAATCGCAGGAAGTTATTGACCTTCTTATCGAAGTCTTTATCACGCTTGTTATCAGCTTCTTGCAGCTCATAACACAATGACACAGTGAGGGAATACATAGCACTGATTTCTTTACTGGCCATCTCTGTGACCTTTCCTGCGAGGATATCAGTTGGATTAGGCATTTTTGACGCAACCTTACGGTGTGCCATAAACTTGACAGCCAAGCCTTCTCCTACTGAGCCACTTACCAAGTCTGTGGTAGTGGTTTCGTCTAGATCGTCTTCAAGCAATTCGCTTACAAACGACCATGAACGCGGTGTAGCAAATGAACGACTTGGGCTTCTAGGATCGAAGTCATACAAGTCTTTCTTTGCAAATTGTAAGTAACCTACAACATCTGCATGTTGATTGTTTACTACAGCCCACTGGAACCAGTCATCAAATGATACAGCAAGTTCTAAGTGGATAAAACGGTTTGCTAACGGAGCAGGCATTCTGTATGTAACACCTTTGTCAGCTTCACGGTTGCCAGCCGCAATAATAACAACATTGTCAGGCAGTTTGTATTGTCCTACACGACGATTAAGAATAAGCTGATACGCCGCAGCCTGCACACTAGGTGCCGCTGAATTCATTTCGTCTAAGAACAGTACAACATGATCGAACTGTGCCGCAAACTCTTCACTTGGAAGTTCTGCAGGCGCACCCCATACCATTGTACCTGAGTTGCTGTCAAAGTAAGGAATACCTTTAATATCAGTTGGCTCCCAAAGTGACAGACGAATGTCAATTAATGTTGAATTACCTAAATCGTCAGTGATCTGACGAACAATGTCCGACTTACCAATACCTGGGGGACCCCAAACAAAGATAGGACGTTGCTTTTTGATAGCATGCTTAATGCTAGATTTTGCGCCGTTTGGCGAAACAGTTCGAGTGATTGCGTTTTCCATTTGTATTACCTCTTGAGTTATCAGTGCTTAATTTCTAACTATACATATAGTATACACTCTATAAGATAAAAGTCAACCTTTTTCTGCGATTTTTTAATCTTTTTGGTCTTTATTTTGTCTGTTTAGTGCTTTACTAAGTCCATACTTACGCATGTCGCCGCTGAATAATGTTAACTCTACAGCCTTCTTTTGATGGGTAACTTGTATACCTTTAGGTCCTATATAGTAAGGACAGTCAATAAACTTATCTAAAAATATAATTACTTGTGTGGTAAACGGCATATCGGCCGGAAAAGGAATATCATATGTGGCCAGTTCGATTTGTGTCAGAACGTCCATACCTGCCTCAGTTAGTCTAAGTCCGCCTTCATCTTTATAACGGGTATTATACCACCATAATGGCATGTGTTCCTTAACAGCAAGCTCGTTATAGCTCTGCCCTAATTCTTTAAGGAATATTTTGGTATAGGTTTCTTTCCAATTCATTCGGTTACAATGTCGCCTGCTTGTAACTTGTATACTTTAAAGTCTTCACACCCAAATAGGTCATTTAATTTATGTGCTAAGTTGTGTGCATGCCCTGGATTAGAAAAACTAGTTTTCTTATATTTAGGACCAGGGTAATTAGTTAAAGCATTGGAACTTTTTAAGTTGAATGGTTTTTCTTTATAGAACACAGCCCAGATAGCTTCTGCATCTAAGATCTGCTCGCATCTATAATTTTTTTTGTTAGTGTATTCTAATAATACATTTGGTTTTGGTCTGCTCATATATACGTACCTTAATTAACTACGTATATATTTATCTCTTTTTACAGTTATCTACGTGCTTTATAGTTTTATAGCAAGTAATAAGAATATAGCGATCAATACAATATTTGTAAAGAAGATACCTATTGCTAGTATAGTATGATACCAAATCCAACGAGTTTTATAAGCATTTTCTATTGTTAGTTCTGAAGGATCTACATCATCCTTCATTACATCAATAACTATATGCTTAGTTTCCTTTGGCTTTGATTTCCAAAATGTATACCATGACATAAATTTTCCTGATTATTTCCAGTCTGCTCCACCGTCTAATTGAACCTCTACAGGCTCATTATCGATGTTTTGTACGTGTTCTTTTATGAATTGTTCCATGTCACCGTTCAGTCGAGACATTACTTCGCCTAAAGTAAATGCAAGACGTTTTGCATTTTCGATGTCTATTCTAACATCTTTAGCTTTACTAGCATCAGCACTTTTAACAGTTTGAATAAACTGTTGTACTGGAAATGTGTTTATAGGATCAAGTTTGTTGGTTGGCATTTGATAGTTCCTGGCGCATTGTAAGATCGTTTTTAAATGGACCTCTGTAGTCGTAACGCTCTAATGTGATTAACTTAGGACAAAAGCTCTTTACCCAACCTTTATCAAAGTGTATAATATAAAACCCTGCACAGTATAGGCTCTTACTTTTAAGACTTTTAGTAAACAATGCAAACTTACGATGTACATCATATATTACGTTGTACGGAGTTGTGCTAGTAGGAAAGCCGTATATTTCTTTATCAGTTTCATACTTTACTGTATTATCTTTATCGAATATAGTAAGTCCAAGTTGTGTTTCAACTTGCTTTTTAGAGTCGTAAAAACTAACTCCTGCTTCAGATGACAACATAAACTTTTCATCATTGAAACTTAATGTGCCTAATTTTTCTCCTGCATCTTCAACGATCCAAAATTTATCTTTTAAAATTGTTTTTGCTTTTATGCTCATTTAATATATCTCGCTTGTAAAGGTTCAGCATAGTATTGTGCTTGATCTGCAATACGTTGCATATCCCACTTAGCACAAAACTTCATAAGACGCATACCTACTTGTGCTATCTCTTTAGGATTGTCTGTTGCTTCGTTAATTGTGTCATCTATAATTGTTCTAATGTCTGCAGGTTGTGCTGTTAAGTCGCATAGTACAACATTACGTGAATAGTCTTCTAGTACACGATGTTCTACACCTTCGTGATCAGTCCAACTCTATAGCATCATATTATTCCAGTTGTAGCCTTTAGACTCTTTATCTGCATATGCTTCAATGAGACCTACTTTGTTCTTAGTGCCTTTCTTGCGTACACCAGGGTAAGCACTAAACACATTGTCACTAGTGTCGCCACGCATACATTTCTCAAACAACATAAATTCAGGATCGGGCGCAGGCTTTACTTCTTTAGTTTTCTTATCAATAACAGGATTACCTTTCTTATCAAAGTAACCTTCGTGTGTAATAGTTAAGTCTTGTATGCCACTATATTGTGTTACATTAGGTGCAATAAGTTGTGCAAAGTCACCGTCAGTACTAATAATAACATGTTTGTCGTTAGGGTGTGCTTGTACCCAACCTGCAATAAGATCATCAGCTTCTAGTTGCTTGTGTCGCATAACAGTACAGTTAGTCTTGTCACTTACAAAGTTCTTAAACTCATCGAAGATCTCCCAAAACACTGTATCTTCTTCACTCTCAGTAACAGTCATCTTATCACGTGCAACTTGTCTATTACGCTTGTAAGGCTCATAAAAGTCTTTACGCCAGCTACGACCTTCTAAACAAAATACAACATGTGTGCCGCTAAAGTCTTGCCATGCTTTTTTAACACTGTTAAGTGTAATATGCATAGCCATGCCTACTTTAGTGTCAATGTCGCCACGTACTACATGCCTTGCACGAAAGAACGTGTTAGCTGTATCTACTAAAATATAAGTTGCCATATTATGAACACCCCGATATACAAATTGATAAAATGTCGCCATTCTGTATGAATGCAACAAGTAATGTAATGCCTAAAAGTTCTAACATAGTTTTGCCTTTATGTAAATTATAGTACTATTATAGCACCAGATCTGGCTGTTGTCAAGCATTAAGATACTTCTGACTTACCTTTGTCAATTGGTACAACATTAATGTATCCTGCGGCTGTAGTTGGATCTTGACCTTCTTCGCCTAGCATTTGTCTAATTAAAGTCTGGAACCAAGCATCAACAATTTCTTCATTTGATTCACCGCTATATCCTGCGTCAAGTAATTGTTCAATAAACTCATTATTCCAATCGAGCTCAAAGAACCCGTTTCGAATGTTGTCTGGATTTACTTGTGTATCTAATACAGCAACCCAAGGTTCTTTATTTTTAGTAGCAAGATCTTTTTCTGCATCTAGTGCCGCACGTCGAACATCTTCCGGAGTAGGCTCTTTACCATCTTCTATTATCTTAGGTTGTACACCTAATGCTTTTTTTATTTTATTCCAATTCATAATCCTGCTCTCCTTACACGTTTCTCTAAATCACCACCATCTTGAATAGGTGCTGTCATAGCTCGTTCATGTTGTTTGTTTTTATATCTAAGTTCCCCATGCGTTTCCGAATAAGTCGATGTGTAGTCGCGGTGTGAATCTCCATCCTTGCGCCATACATAGTTCTGCAACTTCTTTAACGTTGAGGGTATATTCTTCGCTTCTTCCGCCCAACGGCATAAGATATACCGGACAGTCGATCCCGGCGCTCCTATACTCAGCAACAGCTCTTTTAACTTCGTCAACGTCCACACTGTCAGCCACAACAAACTTAAGATAAAGTTTACTATTAGGAACACTGAAATACTCACTAGCAATATCAGGGTTAATAGCATCCTCCCAAGATTCTCCGCTGACACTAAGTTTTGGGGAACAACTCCAAGTAATTTCAAATCGTTCTTGATTACCGATATAGTCTCTAAAATCGTCTCGTAACTTTTGAGAAGTATTTGTTTCAAATGTAACATTTTTTAAATCCTGCATACGTGGGTGATCTAATAATTCGGCATAGAATCTTTGCCACCCTAACAAAGGTTCACCGCCAGTAAAGATTAAATGAACATCTTGTCCATTGTCCATTGTCCACTTACCTTCTGGAGTAAGTGATAACAAATGTTCAACAACTTCGTCTACTGTTCTATCCATCATTAGTTTTTTAAATTCAGGATAGATACTTGCATACGTGTCGCAACCTGTGTGTATAATAGGCAAGTCATTAAAGTCTGTTACAGTCTTATGTATATCACTTGCAATTAATTCTGCTACTTCTGGATTGTGTTTAATACCGTTCGCTTGATTTTCAGCACGACTAGGAGCATCACGTCCTAAGCCAAAATTCATGCAACGAAAGTTACAACCAAATGTACGTAGGAATACACTAGGTACTCCTACAAACTTGCCTTCGCCTTGTACGCTATAAAACGCTTCTGAATATCTAAGTTTCATACTCTACTTCCCACATGCAAATTCTTGTTGGAGTTTAATATTGTCCATAAACTCTTTCTTTGTACCAGCGTCATCTTTAAACGCACCTTTTAAAACAGTTGTTTGTGTAAGACTACTGTGTGCCTTTACACCTCTGTTTTCAACACAACCGTGTGTTGCTTGTACATAAACACCTAAGTGTTCTGCACCAGTTGCTTTTTGAATCTCA